CTTCGGAAATGATGCTCTATTATTTTTATGTATATTTTGCATAAGCAGTTACAACATCGTACCTAAATTTTACACTAGAAACGTACCTAAATCCGGCGTAAAATGCATCGGTCGCATAAGTCAAAACCGATGCTCAGCACCTAACTTGAAAGGGTCTATGCTATGGATTTAGCAATAACCGCCCATGCGAAAGGCTTCCGAAAGATGGTATGGGGGCAATACTTCTACTTCGGACATGATGAGAAGATCGCAAACAGCAGAGTAGCCGCGCTTCTCAGCTACAAATTACAGTTGGAAGCTGATGGCGCTACCGCCTGGACTGAGAATACGAAAGCTATCGCAAAGACAATTGCCAAGGGGAAAGCTACCGCCCCTCAGATTGATTCTACGGCGTTGGGTTTTTCCAAAGCCTCAGAACCCCAACCAAAGAAATCAAAGCCGCCAGAATTACAGACAGAAGCAAAGACAGCCAATGTAGTCATGAGCCATGACGTAATCGATGGCTACCTTACCTTTTGCCAAAACGATCCAATCAAGAAACATCAGCATGGATTTTTTGGCAGAGTCATAGCGCTGAAACGTTCCCTACCGCAAGTGCCGCTGAATGAGCTAGGCGAAAAACAGTTGGACCAATTGGTAAGTTATTGGAAAGCTAGACCAAAGGGAATGAAAACCATCAAGAATAAGAAAACCAAACAATGGGAAATCAAACCAACTGCTACCCCAATCTCAGCGCAATCAGTCAAGAGCTACATTGGGGTAGCGCGTCAATGTTTCAAATGGGTAGCTTCAAAGTCTAGTGGTTATAATTGGCAGTCTCCTAATCTCCAATCTATCTTTGAATTTCGTAATGCAGAAATGTCTAGGCTATCTACCCCTGCTCAATTGATGCAAGAGATAAGAAAGAAGCATGATGTAGCGTTGATGCATTTCAGTACCTCAGAACTAAAACAATTATGGCAAGCATCGCATAATAATCTGAGGCGTAAGTTATTCTTTCTCCTATCGCTGAACATTGGAGCGGCAACATCAGAGTTGGCAGGTTTGTTAGTTGGTCATTGCTTCATTGACGGTGAGCATAAAAGCAAACCGTTCATTTCTTTTTTCAGACCGAAAACAAAAGTCTTTGGTACATGGTATCTTTGGGATGATACGGCAAAATACTTGAGACAATATCTTAAACCTCAGTATCCTCATCAATGGGTAGATGATTTAGTAAATGGAAATAAGAAACGTTTCATACGGAATGGGATCGTTTGGGAACCATATCATTATGAGAATCATAGAAAGGCTATGCCAACTGAATTAAATCTGAAAGAATGGAATGAGAAAAGAGCAAAAGAAAGGAAATGCTGGGAAGATTTTAATTGGAAAACAAACCTAGATGATAATGTATTTCTGACCGATGAGGGTAACTTGCTCTTTGAAATCAATGATAAGGGGCATCGCAATGATGCTGTAAAGACATTATGGAAGCGGTGGGCAAAGACAGCGGATGTACAAAGACTCTCATGGAAGTACATGCGTAAGACTGCTAGTCAGTTGGTTAGGCAGGCGGCTACGGATTTGGGATTGAACGGCGATTACATTTCAGAGATATTCTTAGCTCATAAAGCGCCAGTCATGTCGCGCCCTTACAACGAAAGAGACGCAACAGAATATCAGCAGTTGCGGCGCGTACTCATGGAAGTAAGGAAAAGAATCCAGCCAATCTTTGACGATGAATAAACTGTAAGAGTTATATCGTTCCATTGTCAGCCTCTTAACGGTCTACCAACTGTTAAGAGGTTTTTTATTGCGCTGATAGAAAATAATAACAGATAGTTTAACTGACTAAACGCCTGCCCTTGCTGGCACCGTCAAAGGGATAGGAAGTAACTAAGGCAGTCAACGGAGTCCACATAAGAACCGTAGCTTAACGTCAGAAAGCAATAGCCTTTTTAGGTGAGGTAGTCAGTTGAATTATCTGTAACAATATAAACATGACAATTGAACCTAAGCGGTATCCTACTATTTGTTTAACTACAGACCATATTACTAGATTGATATTATTGATTGATGACTGTCAAAGATATCATATTGAATATTCATATCTTTTATTCCAGGCAGCTAATATTAATTCATTTGCTTTCTACATGATGATGAAAGAGATTGAGAACAAAGTTATAGTTGCAAAGGAAAAAGAGAAAAAGAGGCGAAGGAAAAAGAGAAAAAGAGGCGAAGTAAATAATACATAGTGTATTTCTTTCTTTGTCAGCTTCCTATTTTTTAGCCATTTTAGGAAGCTGATTTTTTAATTATGAATGAAGAGAATAACGAACAACAGCCTAAAGATAAAAAGAAACGTAGAGTTTATAGACCATCGCTAGATCCATTTCATCCGTTGTATCGCAAGCATGATATCAGCAAGGTATCAGTAGCGAATAGAAAGTGCGGACAATATTCAAAAGCATTAGGATATACGATTAAGGCGAATGGTAAATTATCAAAATCGCCAAGGGTCTTTTATTTAGGGGATGACTTAAAAGTAGCTCAACAGAAATGGGCATGTGTCTTAGCTGAATGGGCTAAGTTACAGAATGATGGAATAAACTATTGGACAGAAGCGGCATTAGATGCATTGGTGGTATCAGGCGTAATCAAACGTAGTAAGCCGCTGATGAATACTAAGACCCAAACGTTAGATGCAACTGAGTTATCCGCCTATTTCAAAGAGGGTTCGTTTACTGTAGACCCTTCTCAATCCATATCTGTATTAGAGTTAGGCGTAAAGAAAATGATGAGCAATCCAAAGATGAGGGAAAGATTCTTTGCGGAAGTAAATCATACCTGGCAGCGGGAGCCAATGGCTACGTTTGAGAGACTTACAAGAATCTTTGGATGGAACAAACAGGAAGCGCAACAAATGATGCTGATTATGAATGATGGCGTCAATCCATTTGATGTAACTGATAAATCATCAATGACAGATGCAAAGACTAATGAGTTGGTTGAGGCGGGGATAATAAAGACAGATAGGCTTAAATTATTGGAAGATAAGAATAATTAATGAAGAGTAGGCGTAGCTTAGAGATAACAATCATTAATAATGATGATGCGTTAAAACAATTTGAATGGGGGGAAATAATAGACAACAAATACAAAGTCTATACTTGCCATGAGCATCAATTAGCGATGCTCCAATCAGAAGCAAAATTTACATTTGGCTTTGCTGGTACTGGTGGCGGTAAGACTTGTTTAATTCCCCTTTGGCTTTATAAGCAGATTAAGAAGAAACCCAAAGGTAGATTCTTAGTTGTTTCCCCTTCTGAAAAAGTATTCAAAGATTCAGAATTACATAGGCATATTATCGAAGTATTGAGAGATACTATTTATGAGGGGAAATATAATTTATCTGGCAAATCATATCAGCTAGGTACGGGTGGCGAAATAGTCATTAAAACTTGCGGGGATGGTGGGGAATGGCAGCGATTAGTAGGTGGTCAATATGATGCTGTAGCTGCTGATGAAGTTTATTTTCTTAGCGCAGAAGTTTGGAACGAAATGCGCCGTAGAGGTGGTAAGGAAGATTGTCCTTTCTTCGCTGTTACGACTCCCAACAACAACAGTTGGATATATGATATTAAGCTGGAGTACGAAAGAGGCAACAAAGATTATTATGTTAGGCAATGGGCAACGTTAGAGAATCCAACATATAAGAAAGAATCTGTTGAAAGAGAAAAGGCTGTACTGTCTGATGCTGTATTTAAGCGAATGTACATGGGGGAATTTGCTGCGCTTGAGGGATTGGTATTTGATTGCTTTGGGGATAGGGGCGGCGCTGCTTATCCCGTTGTAAAGATAGTTGGCAACCCAATAGATAATCTTCCAAGCAAACCAATCTTTTTCTTTGGGGGAAATGACTGGGGATATAAACCTGATCCCGCTTGTGTTCTCATGATGGCAGAATGCGAAGATGGAATAATTTACGTTGTTGATGAAATTTACGGCACTGAGATTACGCCTGATGATTTGGCAATCAAAGTAAGGGACATGGTAGATAGATGGTCTGTTAGAGCCGACAGCGCTTATGCGGAGTTTGTGCCGGGAGGAAAGTTTAGAACGTTCTGGAGCGATACCTCCCGCCCAGAAGCAATGAAGTCATTCCGTAGAGCAGGTATCTCAATTAACAAGAAAAGAGTTGAAAACATAAATGCGGGGTTGGGGATTACCGATAGTTGGTTTAGGGCGGGCAAATTAATAATCTTTTCTAATTGCGTAAACCTCATCAGGGAATGTGAGGGTTATCAATGGGAAAAGGATCGTAGAGGGGAATTAAAAGATACTCCTAAATCTGGCAATGAACATGCTATTGATGCATTGCGTTATGCGATTAGCAGTCAAAAGCATGGCGTAGCTGTTACGCCTATTGAAAGGTTATCTGTTACAGATGATGAACAAAAGGAGCTAGATATTGAGAAATTAAAGAAGTTACAGTTGATTAATAGCGAAAGCGAATTGAAGGATTTAGCGGAGAAAAAACAGAATGATTTATTTTATCAGTTGGCTTTCGGAGACCTACTTTCTGAGTAGGGTAATTAATCAGTGTCTTCATACGGTAATGTTAATATTTGGACTCCTGTAGATGGTAGTAACTTTGCAACTTCTATCTTTTCCTCAGCATATGAACCTAGTTCCGCAGAACTGTTACTAGAATATAAGTACAATGATAATGTCTTTGACTGCGCAAATAAGAACGCAAATGCTATAGCTGAGGCAGCATATCAGGGGTTAACGGTTAAGAAGCAGTTACCAAATGGTGATGTTGAAATTATAGATGACCATCCCGTTATTAACTTGTTGGAATATGTAAACGAATCTCATAATAGCTTTGACCTTTGGCATTTGACTAGCGTTTATCTTGATGTGTTGGGTAGAGCATATTGGTACATTGAGAAAAGCGGCACTGATATATCTAGCGTTACTTTACTTCAACCCAACTGCATTGAGCCAATCAAAGATGCAAGCGGTTATGTGCAAAGGTACAGATATAAGTTGAAATCAAATGATGCGGGCAAGGTCTTTAAGAAAGAAGAGATTGTAGCATTTGTTGTACATGCCGTTGATAATCCTTACGGCAAGGCTGATAGCCCCTTAAAAGCAGCATGGCGTAAAGTACAGTTGTCAACAAGATATGATACTTATCAGAATGCAATCATATCGAATCGCGCGCGTCCTGATATTCTTATTTCCCCAAAAGCAGAAAACCTATCTGAGGAAGAGCGCGCAGCATTAGAATTAAAATTCAAGCAAAGAGTAGGCGGTAACAATAATGGTGGACCGCTTGTTAATTCTTCTGCATTAAATGTTACTCCGCTTGCCTACGGTCCAACTGATTTAGCGCCGCTGGAAATAAATAAGGAAGTTAAGAAAGCCATTTGTTCTACATTCGGGATCCCGCCAGCGCTCATAGATAAAGATGCGAACTACGCAAACATGACTGCATCATTAAAGCTATGGATGATGACAGCGATATGCCCGCGCCTCAGGAAGATTGAACAAGATTTGAATGCACAGCTAATGAAGATGTATGGGGATGATTCTGTATATATTGAATTCGATGAACCTACTGTTAGCGATCCCGAAATGGAATTGAAAGAGCAGGAATCAAAAGCCAAATCGGGAGTCTTTACGGTTAATGAAGTTCGCGCCTTATACGGTCTACCGCCAATTGCTGATGGCGAAAGATTACATTCCCCAGCTCCGGCGCAAGCAGCAGTACAGCAACAAGTGCCGGTAGAAAAGATTATTGAGGTTGAGAAAGAAGTTGTTGTACAGAAAGAGCAAAAGGAAATTGATTACGATTTACTTTTGAAAGTCAACAACGATGTACGCAACGGACTAGACCGCGCTACAGCGATCAACATTGTAGCTAAGGCATTTGAAATAACTTCTACAGAAGCAAAGAATCTAGTTGGATTCCCAGCCAAAAAGAAAATGAAGAAATGTAATGATGGTTGCGGCTGTCATAATATAAAACAGATAAAGACAACTGAGGCAGAAAAGAAGATATCCAATATTCTTAAAAGTATATTTGAAGATCAGAGAAAAGCTGTATTGAAACAAATAGGCGATGAGAAAGCATTTGATGTTGTTGGGAAGCTAGAAGATGTAATTGCGCAGGAGACAGAAACAAAAGCATTGCCTGATGAGTTTATCGATTTGTCCAAATGGGATGATGAGATAGATGAACGTTGCAGACCTGTCATAGAAATTCTAGCCAATGAAGCAAGCAAACAAACCCTTACAAGGGTAGGCGCTTCTGCTGATGTATTCTCAATTGTTCCCGCCAAGATAGATGAGGCAGTAGCCAAAGCCTCATTACGCTTTGCTAAATCTACAAATGATTCAACATCCCAAAAGCTGGATGTAGCGTTAGCCAATTTGAGAGAACAACTGAGGGAAGGGTTATCACAAGGCGACAGCATAAGAGAAATGCGTAAGAGGGTTAATGAGATATTTGATAGCGCCTCAAAAGAAAGAGCAGAGTTAATAGCGCAGACAGAAACGCAAAGAGCTATTGCGAATGCACAGCAGATAGCAGCGATTGAATCGGATGTAGTTAAAGGCTTTAAGTTTCTAGCTTCATCTGATGCTTGCGAAATATGCCAGGAATTAAATGGTAAGGAAATAGGATTAACAGGGAGTTTCTTTGAAAATGAATATGATGATTCACTTATACCAGTACATCCGGGTTGTCGTTGCACAATGTTGGAAGTTCTTAAAGAAGATTAAAAACTTTGTTGTTAGGATTTTAGATTAATGATTTATACAGATAAAGGTTTGTATGTAGTTAAAGCGGTTGATTTAACTGTTGATGAAGGTGCGCAAGAAATCATTGCGGTTATTTCTAATGGCGCTGTCGATAGAGATAAAGAAGTAGTCCTACCTAATGGATTAAACAAGAGACAGTATCAGGGATTAAAGGTTTATAAGAATCATGATTATACAAAAGACCCTTCTGGATCCATTAAATGGTTAAAGAAGGATGAAGATAAAGTAATCATGAAATGGAAAGTTTTTACCATTTCTGATGAACAAAAATTAATGTGGGAGTTCTTAAAAGGCGGGGTCTATGACCAATACTCAATTGGTTTCATGTTTAATCCTGAAACCGCTTCTCCGCCTACCCCTCAAGAATTAAAAAAACATCCTGAATGGCAAAGCGCTAGAAGAATCATAAGAGAATGGGAACCATTTGAGGTCAGCGTTGTTGGTATCCCGGCAAACAATGAGACATTAACTCTTGCTATTAGTAAGGGTATGTCTGAGTTGGCGATTAAAACAATTAAGGCGCAGATAAAAGATACTCAGGACACAATTGTTGAAGAGGTTAAGGCGTTAGATATTAATGCTGTAAAGAAGGATATCTACGAAAGTATTTTGAAAGAGTTAAAGAGATAAGTCAATAGTTCGTTTGTTTGTACTGATCTGAGAGGCAGAACCATCCAGACAATTAAATAAGCAAAACGAAAGGAGATTTATAGGTAATCATTTTAGGAAATGAATAATAATGTTAGTTAAAGTCAAGATATTAAAAGCCAAGTTTGGCTATGCAAAAGATCAAATCGTTGAGTTAGAAGAGGCAGAAGCAAAAGAGTTAGTTGACGCTAAGTTAGCTGAGGTTGTAACTGTTACTGCTACTGAAGAAGCTGGCAAAGAAATTGCTAAGCAGTTGAATGAAACAATTGAGAAGGAAGTTAAAAAGCAGATTGCTTCTATCTCTTCCAATCTTAAGAAAGAAACTAAGATTGAAGTTGGGGCAGACCTTCAAACAGATAGCCCAACTGCCGGTTTCAAGCATCTTGGAGAATACGCTCTTTGCGTTAAGAAAGCTACTGAAGGTCAGGGCTTAGACCCAAGATTAGAAAAATGGTACAACAAAACTGGCGTTAAAGCTGCTACTGGATTAGTAGGTGGCGATAGCGATCCTCAAGCCGCAGGTACTTTACCCGAACAATTCGCAGGTCAGATTGTAAAGAATTTGGTTAGCGATGATTCTTTGATTCCTTACGTTCAGAAATTCCCAATGAGCGTAGGACGCAATTTGAAGATTCCTGTATTCAAAGATTATGATCGCGGCTCAGCTACAGCTACAGCTAGAATTGTTGACTACGCTGTTACTGATACTGCCGCTGGGCGTTCTGCGGTTACTGTATCTCGCCCTAACTTTGAGACAGTCAACTTGTCATTGAACAAGCGCGCTGCTCTTGTTCCAGCAACTGAGGAATTGCTTGAAGATAATGGTGTAGCTCTTGGCGTATTTTTGAATATGGCAATTGCTGATCAGCTTCGCGCAAGAGTCAACGAAGGTATCATAAGAGGCGTTGCAAACTTCTCTGATGGCGTTATAGGTCATGCTGCTACTTTGACCCTTGCCCGCCAGGTCAATGATACAATTGAAACTGATGACGTTACTGCAATGCGCGCCCGTTTCTACGGCGACTACAACAAAGCAGTTTGGGTTTGCAGCCATAGCGCTTACAACCCAATCTTAGGTTTGACATTGGGTAACTACCCTATGTTCCTTCCTCAAGGCATTCATGGCGCTCCTACTGATATGCTCTTAGGCAGACCATTGGTTAAGTCTGAGTATGCATCTTCAGTTGGCGATACTGGCGATTTGATCCTTATGGATGGCTCTAAGTATTGGGCAGCAGTAAAAGGTAACGGTGCAAGCAATGATGTTAATATTGAATTAGCTCAAAGCATCCACTTGTATTTCAACCTTGCTGAACAAGCATTTAGAGGTGTAATTCGTTGGGATGGCAGACCAATATTTTCTAGCATCTTTACTTTGGCAAATGGCGATAAAGTTTCTCCATTTATTGAATTGAGTGCTGGAACATCTAACGATGACTTAAACTCCTAATGACTGATTAGGAACAATACAAAGTAGCGTAGGAGTTATAGCTTCTACGCTACTTTTATTTATAGGAAAAGTAAGATGATTACAGAATTAAATAATAAGGCGATCCTCAATACCAAAAAGAATGACAATGATAGACTTCATAAACAACCATCTGGGAAATGTAATAGAGATAGCAATCATACTTGTAACAATCGGGATTGCATGGGGAATAATAAAAAGCAAGCTAAAAAACATTGAAGAAAATGTGGAAGAATTGCAAAACCAAAAAGCAGATGAAACAAGATGGATAGTTAATCAACATACTACCCAACTATCTAAGTTAGAAGCTGAACAATCCGAAATGCGCAAATGCATTTTCGATATGAAAACAAAAGTAGAAATGATTTATGAATGGGTAAGGGACCAGAAAGAACAACGTAATTAATGGCGTATTATTCATCTTCATCAAATGGCAGGTCAGGTTATAGCGGATACTCAGCAATAGGTACTAGCGGTTATTCTGGCGTTAGCATCAGCGGCTATAGCGGTTACTCAGCTATTGGACAATCAGGGTACAGCGGTTATTCAGCAATAGGCGTTAGCGGTTACAGCGGATACTCTGGACCATACGGCGGTAATTCTCAAATCTACAAATGGGATACAAGTAATACTGACAGCGATCCAGGCGATGGAGAAGTAAGAGTTAATAATCTTCTTACAGCTTTTACTACGTTCATCTACATCGATCTCTTAAATGCTGCGGGAACAGATATAACTCTTTGGTTGCATTCCTTAGATGATTCAACAAACAATAATAACAAGGGACAGCTTGTTATTTATTCCCAAGCATCCCCTAATACAAAATGGTGGTTATTTAATATTACGGGCGATATTACAGATGCAACAACGTATATTAAAATACCTGTCTCTGTAGCAGCTAGTTCCGATATTGGTTATCTCTTATCCAACGGAGAAAATGTTGTTGTTAGCTTTTCGCGCACAGGCAACAGCGGTACATCAGGTTTCAGTGGGTACAGCGGCAGAAGCGCTTACAGCGGTTACTCAGGCAGATCGGCATACAGCGGCTATTCAGGAGCGGGAGCAAGCGGATATTCGGGGTACTCATCTAGCAGCGGATACAGCGGCTACTCTGCTTACAGCGGCATATCAGGGTACTCAGGGTATAGCGGGCACTCAGCCTACAGCGGTTACAGCGGCGTAGGAACAAGCGGCTATAGTGGATACTCAGGAGTCATACCTAATCCATTACTTCTAGCTGATGGTACAGAAGGTAATCCATCATTGGCTTTTACATCTGATACGGGAACAGGTTTATATTATGATGTAGATGATGAATTCTTAGGTATTAATGTTGATGGCAGTAGAACAATCAAACTAGATTCTACTGGCGTCTACATTGAAAATGCAGGTTATCTCTTTGCTGAGGGGGAATTAGAATCTGCCGTTAATCTAAAAGCAGGTACGCAATTCCTCAGCGCGCATGGTCCAACAACTGACTATGGGATTACTTCTGATCCTGGGCTTTCGCTTGGGGATGATGGCAATGAGCGCGGTTATATTCGCTTGTACGGAACAACATCAAGCAGACCTAGCGTAATACAATCAACAACAGAAAACCTACATCTAGATACTTCTGCTGCTGGCGGCTCTATTTATTTACAATGGTACGCTCAGCGCGATTTAGTTCTTTGCGGGCAAGGCGGTAATGTTGGTATTGGTACATCTAGCCCAGGCGCTAAATTAGATTGTAGAGGTTCGGCAGTATTCAACGAAGATGGTGCGGATGCTGATTTTAGAATTGAATCAGATGGAAATACTCATGCTTTCTTCTTAGATGCTGGAGCTGATAGTACAAGAGGATTGATAGGTATTAGAGTATCATCGCCAGCATCATTATTAGATATTGACTCATCTGCAAACTCTACTCTTTACGCTTTGAATCTTAAAGGCGGGGATAACGGTAGCGGTTCAAGACTTTGGAAATGTACCAATGCAAGCGGCACAGTTATTTATGACTTTAGGGGTAGCGGCTTACTTGTTCATAATCTTAATGCTAATGATGCAACTTATACATTACAGAGACAAGGCGCTTCCAGATTCTTTGTAGATGGAACATCGATTGTATTTAATGAAGATTCTGCGGACGTTGATTTCAGAGTTGAAACCGATGGTCAAACTCATGCTATCTATGCTGATGGTGGATTAAACAAATTATCATTCCTTGGCTCAACGATAGATACCAATCAAGCAATTACTTTTAATGGTACATTGAAAGTTCCAGGCGGATCGGCATCAACTACAGGTTTAGGTATTGCGTTTGAATCAGGAACTAATGCAGCAGGGATGTACGAAAACAATCCTGGTACTTTTGTATCTGGCGTAACATTTTATGGCGGTGGCGCTCAGCAAGCTGTAATAGCAAACGGCGGTATTGCATCGAATGGTTTCCGCAGAATGAGCATTAACACCACATTCGATGTACAAGCAGATAATGGCAACAACACAACTGGTATGCGTATTATGTATACTGCCAGCAAAGCAAATAGTAGCGGTACTCATACCCTATTGGGGATCGGTGAAGTAGGCTCCCTTAGCGCTACGCTTGCGGCATCAGGCGGGACTAATGTTTGCGTAGGTATTACCCCAACCTATAACCAATCTTCAACAGCTTCCGGCACTGACCTATTAATTAATAGAACCGAAACAGCAATAGGTTCGGGTACTCATAATTTAATTGATGCTCAAGTAGGCGGCGCTTCTAAATTCTCTGTTAGCAGAACGGGAGACGTAACCATTGGCGGAACATTAAAAGGCGTAACCGAAACAATAATCTTTGGTATTGATGGTGGCGGCGCAGAAATAACAACAGGGACTAAGTTTTATCGCATGGTTGATTTCGCTTGTACTGTTACAGGTTGGACAATTCTATCTGACCAAACAGGCGATATTGTTGTTGATGTTAAACGTTCAACGTATAGCGGTTTTCCAACAACATCATCTATTGCAGGATCCGAAAAACCTACATTATCTTCTGCTAGAAAGAATCAAGATAATTCCCTTTCAACATGGACAACTTCTCTTTCAGCGGGAGATGTGTTGGAATTTATTGTTGATTCTGTAGCTGATGTAGAAAAAGTAACGGTCATGTTAAAAGTAGTAAGGGCTTAAATATTTATGGCTTGGACAGAATTCTATTGTCAATCTGGCGGCAGTAACTTAAATGCAGGAAGTACAACAAACAATACTGCTACGTTTACTTACGCATCGGGTAGTTGGGTTTCTACTACAAGAGTATTTACAGTTGCATCAGGCAACCCATTAACGGATGGTGTCGCCGTAGGAGACTTCGCAAGCGTATACGCTGATGGTTCTACTGCTACAGGTTTCGTAGCAAGAGTAACAGCAAGGGACGCTACAACAATTACATTGTCAACTACGGTAGA